TGACGGTACCGGAGACAGTATACGAGATTCATTCCGTAAAGTTAATGACAACTTTAGAGAACTCTACAGCTCATTAGGACTCGGCGAAAAGCTCCAATTCACGGGCCTCGAAGACGCACCATCTACCTATGTAGGACAGAATGATGCGGCCACTGGAAGTACTCCAGTAGTCACTGTTAATAACACAGAATCAGGACTGGCATTCAAAAGATTAATTGCTGGTAACGGAATCAGCATTGACTTCACTACTAATCCCAATCAAATTGCAATTAACGCAGACTTTGCGGAAATTGTAGCAGATACTTCGCCTCAGCTAGGTGGCGACTTATCACTGCGTTCTGGCGGTAATCAATTTCGCATAGTTGATGCTGGCACAACCATTGCTCCTCTGGCACCGATTTATAAACATGAATTAGTTAATAAAAATTATGCAGATTCTAAAATTGCCAAGGCAGGTGTCAATGCTATAGATCCTGCTACAGGCAACACAGACGTGTCTTTTGGACGCATGAGTGGACCGTTAATACTATCAAGAAATCCGGAACCAGATGACGACGAGCTATACGATGGGTTGATTGCAGCCACTAAATCTTATGTAGACAGTTCAGCGTTTGGATCTAGTGTGAATCTTTATGTAGCACTAAGTGGTCAAGATGACAGGCCGGGTGTCAGTGCTGCCCTGCAAGGTCGTGCATTGGCCTATGCTTATAGAACATTAGAGGCAGCATTAAAACGTGCTGAAGAACTGGTGCTAGAATCAAGACCTATCATAGGTCCGTATGAAAAGACCCTAACTTTCAATAATGGTGTAACAGAATGTAATCTAGCAGCTATACAAACATCTCCCACATCGGGCACAGGGTTTGTTGGCACAGTAAGGATGAGTGTGGACACGCTGACTCTAAACGCTGTGGGCTCAAACTACTATGCCGGAGACATACTACAAGTCTCAGGAGGCACAGTTGCATCGGGTGGCAGTGCTTGTTTTATAGAAGTATTGTCCACGTTGACCACTCCGGGCGCTATTGTAACATTTAAGATTATCTCAACTGGTGTTTATTCTGCATTGCCGGGTGCCACAGCCATAGCTACTACTATCAGCACCAGTGCTGCTCCCGTAGGTATTGGTGCAATTGGTGTCGGTGCAACATTTAATGTAACTTACAAAGTGGCATCGGTGTCCATTACCAACGGAGGCACAGGTTACAGTTTGGTATCAGTGAGAATTACAGGCGGTGGCGGAACGGGAGCCTTTGGTACTGCTGTGGTCACTGCAGGGGTGATCACCAGTATAACTATCACCGACAAAGGACTAGGATTTACCAGCTTGCCTGCTTTCGTGGTAGACCTTCCACGATTCCTTATCTACACTGCAGGATTACGCACAGATTTCACTGGCGATGTGCTCACTAACACACCCGAAGCTGTGAGAGGTCGAGACATCCGTGAAGGATTATTCTTGCGTGGAAAAACCAGCGGAGCCTTGGCACAGATTCTAGACCATTCGGGTGCATTGGACAGCAGTGGTAATGAAATATTTGACGTTGATATATTCTATGGTACCTTTGTAGTAGGCGAAAGCATTACCTACGGTGATATTGCTAGAAACATACAGATTTCAATATTAGTAGAAAGTGGCGAATACTACGAAAACTATCCTCTAAAAGTTCCTGCCAACGTGAGTATTGTTGGTGATGAATTCCGCAGGGTCATATTTAGACCTCGTCCAGGAACGTCTTCTAGTCCTTGGGCATTCCAAAAATTCCGTAGAGATCCAGTCATCGATGGCCTTAATGTGGTCACACAGGCCTACGGTTATCATTATTTGCAGGATAGTACTCAACCAGTTTATCCTAAAATTCAAAATAAAGGCAGCTATGAAGCTGCTGCGGACTTGATAAGATTAAATCGCCAGTTCTTGCAAGAAGAAATCATAGCATGGGTCAACTATAATGTTACTAATTCAGTTGCGCCATTTACTACATCATTTATCTACAATAAAAATCTCTGTAAGAGAGACGTGGGCCTTATAATTGATGCAATTACTTTTGACCTAGATTACGGTGAGTATAATAGAACTATTTCTGCAGGATTAAAATATTATCAAAGTGCCAGTGCCTTAATAGCTATTACTACTCAGCTTTCAGAATATCTAGCTGTGATAACCCATTTAAACACCTTGATGCAGGCCATTATAGACAACACTGTGATAACTGGTCTCAAACAAACTCTGTTTACACAAACAGTAGATCCAGCATTCCAGTCCGAAGTAGGTGCAGATAATGTTATAGCTGCGTTGATCATTGCTCTGAAAGATGTCATGGACGGATCGGGATCAGTGAATTATCCCAAAGAAAACGAAGAAATGGATGTGTTCTTGGCCAATGATACAGTGCGTTGGCAGGCCATTAGTGCTATAGGGCACGGCGGCTTTATGGGAGTTTTGGATCCACAAGGGCAGATACTTTCGAGATCTCCGTATTTTCAAGAGTGTGCTTCATTCAGCCGCAGCAAGGATCAACAGGTATTTGCAGGCGGTATGTTCACCGATGGCTTTGCAGGTAACTTGGAATTCAATATAGATGCTGTTATTAGTACCATAAGACTAGAAGTCAGTGATCTTGATAGATTTCCACAACTGCCAGCATCATTCATTGTGTTTGACAGCGTGTATAGAATTAACTATGTCAGAGACTTTGTCTACGACAAGGACGGCAGCACAGCCACATTTATCTTAGACGAAACTACTCCTTGGCCGTACAGCGTATTCACTTATAATTCAACTGCCTGTAGCCGAGACACAGGATTAATCTTAGACGGTCTAGGTAGAGACATTGTATTAGGTACTAATTACTGGACTCGACAAAACGGTTTGACTTATAGATTAAGTCAAAGTACTGTGGTATTGCAGGATCAGAGAGCAATCACTCTAGAAGCCATTGAGTTCGTGCATGATTCAGTGAATGCTCTTATCACTGCTTATCCGACTATACAAACAACCGTGGATCTCAGCAATGCAACCATCGCTGACATTATAACACGTGGACAATCAGCCACACCTACTCTGTCCTTTACTTTACCCAGCGGTGTCAGTGTTAATGTAACCAGCGCCTATACTCTATTGCTGGCCAACAGAGATTATGCTGTGGCAGAAATGCTAGGATGGATTGCTACTCAGATATCTGGAGCCACTGCTCCTTTTACAGCACTTGATACATTTGTGGCCAGTGAGATAGAGTATCAGACCAGAAATGCTGTGGAAGCTGTGATTCATGATCTTATCTATGGCGGTAACGTGGCCACACGTACTAGAGCATTGAAATTCTATAACAATCTTACAGGAGCAGTGATCACTGACTCTGCACTATCACAGGCCAAAAGTGCTGCTTGGCACACATATCTAAATTATCTATTAGGTCGTGTAGCACAGAATCTAGCACCTGCGGTGGCATATTCCTCAGTGTCGAGAACCACTGGCACTGGTGCCACAGCAACAGAAGCTGCTACTATCAGCGTATTGATGACCAACATGAGCAGCATTATCAGTGCTGCTGATTTTACTGCTGCACAGGCAGTGGTGGCCATAACTGAGCCTAGCTTTGTTGGTTATACTGCCAATAACATTGCTGCTAGAACTATCATCCAAACTAATAAATCAACCTTACAGGCAGCTGCCGTGGCATATGTTGATTTCAACGGTAACAGGTACGAATTATTGATGCCTGGTAATAGATCAATGCTGTGCAACGACTTCACGCAGATCAACGATCTTGGCTATGGCATAGTAGTGGCCAACGGCGGCTTGACTGAAGCTGTGTCAATGTTTACTTACTACTGCCATATTGCCTATTATTCATTGACTGGTGGACAGATTCGTTCAGTAGCAGGATCAAATGCACACGGTGTATATGCTTTGGTGGCAGAAGGTGCAGATCCCTTAGAAGTACCTACTCCAACTACCATATACGAAGAGTTGAGTCAACGTGTGGATTGTTATTTTCCTAGCGGCACTTATGCTAATATAGTAACTGGATTAAATATCCACGTAAACAATTATGAATATGAACCGTTGAGTGCATCGGAACTAGAAGTATTGCATGCATCAAACAACAGTATCTATAGATATCCAGTGACTTCAGTGACTACCACTGATCTACCAGCAGGGGTTGTAAGATTGAATCTCGGCACAGGCACAGGATCAGCTACTCAGGGATTGTTTGCAGTTGTTCCTGATGGAACAAAAATGACTCTGCGACAGCTGAGTAAAACACTGTTGACCGGTAGTCTAGAAAATGTAGCTGTTCGTCCTTCTACAGGATTGAAACTTCGTGAAACCACTGATAACGTGTATCGTGTGTTGCAATTTAACACCTACACAGATTCTAATGCTCCGTATGAGGTGTTGTTTAGCACAGCAACTCCTACATTATTCAGAGTGACTTTGACTATTACAACCATTGCATCCAATGTGATTACTACTAGCAGCAATCACAAACTGCGAATAGGCGATAGGATAATTCCTACCAGTACCGCTAATAATTTTGTAAGTGGTACTACCTACTACATACTCACACAGCCTACTTACAACACATTCACAGTCAGCACCAGCCCAGGTGGTTCGACTTTTGTGTTAGTCAATGGTAGTTCGTTAACCATTAAGGCTACAAAATCTCACAAGCTGTTAGAAGCCTATTCCGTTAGTTTTGCAACCACAGGCACACTGCCAGCACCGTTGGTTGTTGGCACAACCTATTTTGTGATTCCCAACAATCTCACCGAGACACAATTTAGTATCAGCACACAGCAAAACGGTACAGCGTTGACTATAACCAATGCAGGCAGCGGTGTTCATACATACAGTCCTGTGGGCATTACACTGACTCAAACTAGAGAAAATTACAACTACATAGACTTTACTGTGTTGAGTCCTGGAGAGTTTATAGCGTCAACTCCCACAGGCACAACCTGTACTATCAGTGTTGCTACCCCAGCTGTGGTCACACTAGTCAGTCACGGATTCGCAGCCGGTGATGTGGTAAAATTCACCACCACTGGCGCACTGCCTACTGGTATGTCTATTTCAGAAAAGTATTTTGTACTGGCTGCAGGACTGGGTGCCAACAGTTTCCGAATTTCCGCGCAGCTAGGCGGAACAGCTGTGGAAACCACCGGCACACAAAGCGGTGTACAGAAAGTGGGCAAGGTCACGGGCCGTGCAGGAGATACTGCATTTGCGGTAGTAGCTATAGCTGTACAAGAAATCCCTAGAGCACAAGGCAGTAAATTCGTGTATCAAGGCGAAGAATACATAGTCAGCACCTATCAATCAGAATCTGTGACCAACGAACCCTTTGGTAGAGTGATTCTAAATCGTGCATTAGTCAACGGTGTTAACAATCTAGACAGTGCCTATACCATCAAAGCAGGTGTGGCCATTCGCAGCAGCGGCAGTCTAGGTACGCTGACCATACGTATTTCGTTGACTCGTGTTACAGGTCATGATTTATTAGAAATAGGCACAGGATCATATGCAGACACTAACTATCCAAAAGAAATATACGGACAGAGTGTAAACCCAGTTAATGCCGACAACGAAATCGATGAACGTGATGTGGGTCGTTGCTTCTATGTAACCACTGACCAATTTGGTAATTTCTCAGTAGGACCGTACTTTAGAGTAGACCAAGGCACAGGGCAGGTCACCATTGCCAGCACAATAGCATTGAGCAATCTCGACGGTATTGGTTTCAAACGTGGTGTTCCGGTAAGTGAATTCTCCACAGATAGTGGATTTACAGACAACGCCATCGACACAGTGCCCACTGAAAATGCCACACGTATCTATATTGAACGCAGACTAGGACTCACCCACGAAGGTAGTGCTGTGTCTGTAGGACAACTAATCCCTACCATCACTGGCGGTTTCATGGCACTAGACGGCCAGTTGGGCATGAAGAGTAACATGAACTTGAATTTCAACAAGGCCATCAATGTTACCGATCCAACTGATCCTCAGGATGCCCTCAATCTAAGAAGTTTGACATTGGCCAATTTCCAAAACTGGGCTGGTTCAAATGTTCAGGGCGGTCAGTTCATGATCTTCACTGGTGTGGGCAACACACTAATCAATGCCAGCATCACTGGTGACTTGACCTTTGATCTGCGCACAGGCATAGACTCTACGCTGAACAATGTAGACGTGCAGTTGAATTCTGGTGTGATAAACGATGCGGAAGTAAATGCTGCCGCGGCAATTGCGCAGAGCAAGTTGGCAATGACCATCGCCACTGCACAGGCCACAGCTCCTACAGGAACTGCTGCTGCGATACAGGCAGCCAGCGGATTAAGCAGTTTCAGCAATTTAGACTTTGATGTCACCAGCGGTCATGTTACGCTCAAAGCCAACAGTGTGGTATTAGGAGATCTTGCACAGCTGGCTCCAGACACAGTAATTGGTAACAGCAGTGTGAGCACAGCCAATGCTGCCGCAGTGGCGTTTACCACTGTGGTCGACGAAGGGTTGGCTGTTAAGAAATCACAATACTCCACAGTGGGATTCTTGAGAAGAACTGGTGCTACTACAACGTCAGATGGCGATTACGTCGTGATAGCAGGATCATCAGGATCTAGTGCCAGCGTTGGAGCCAGTGAAATCATAGTAAGAGACAGCAACGGTGATTTCGGTGGCCGCACCATAGATGTATCTAATATCAAGATCGACACCAACTTGGCCATAGATACCGTGAGTACCACAGTCACAGACGGCTATATTAGATACTATGGATTTGATAATTCCGGTGGCATCTTGATACAGACTAGTTCAAGTGTGGCAGCTAGTAGAAAAACTGCATATTGGAATAACTTCCATGAATTCAAAACACAAAAC